CTCGGGCATTCTGGACAGGTCCTTTCCCGACCTGCTGGCCGCGGCGGAGAGCGACAAACCCTACGTGCTCATTGCCCGGCCGGTGAGCGCCAGCGTTGGAGAAACGATCAAGACTCTGGAGGCGGACTGGGTCTGCGTTGACCAGGCCGAGGACCTGGACGATCTATACGAGACAACCCGCAACGTCGGAACTCGTATGCGCGGCACTCGCCCGGATGGACAGCCGCGCCTTAGCCGCCTGACCTACCTGGCCAATGCTGGCGACAACCCCCAGTTGTGGGAAATCTACGATCGCTGCGAGCTCGACACCGATCAATACCTGTCCATCACGGTCTCAAGCTATGACAATCCACATAACACACCCGAGCAGATGAAGCTCATGGAGGCGCGCGCGGGCGGCACCCAGAAGGACATCGACCAGTGGCTGCGTGCCAAGAGGCCGATGGGCAAGGGCGAGTATTTCCCGACCCAGGTCATCCAGAACTGCTCCGATCCTAGCCTGGATCGGATTATGGACAGTGGGCTGGAGGCGAAGATGGCCGGATTCGTTTCTGATGAATACCGGGGCGCCGGGATCGTGCGCTGGGAACTGCCCCCTGACCCGAAGCGGATCTACATGCAGGTAGGAGACCTGGGCACACGCAATCCGCCCGACCGCAACTCGGGCTGCATCATGGTCTTCGACGTGACCGAGTTTCCCAAGAAGCCCGCCGATCTGCGCGCGTTTCACTGGGTCATCTCCAATGGCGTGATCACTCCCTGGCTGGACGCCTTCAAGTTCTATATGGACTACTACAACACCGGCTCGCGCGCCGGTTTTGACTCTACGGGCCTGCAGAAGCATCTGGATGAGCTCTCGTTTCAGGTCGAGGACCTCCAAGTGATCGGTCTCAACTTCCAGGGCCTCAAGAGTTTCATGCTGCGCGCGCTGCAGCTATTCATGGCCAAGAGTCTTTTTCACTGGCCCGACAAAATCAAGGGCATTTCCTTCCAGCTCTCGCGCTACCGGCTGCCTGACACTAAAATCCCCCAGGACGTTGTGGCCACCCTGATGATGGCGGCCTGGATGCTGGAGCAGCTCTTCTGGGATGGCGCTGTCCCGGACGACGACACTCCGCTCGAGGATCCCGTCCAGATGGATGACCGCAAGGCCCGGCCGCTGGCCGACCGGAATGGAGCGCTGAGGTGATCTCCGCATCCTATGGAGTGGTAGATGGATATCGGCACCCATCGGGTAAATGGATCGAGGGATATATCTACTGCAAGACGTGTGGGTGCCATCTGGAGTTGTATGGCGATCCGGCTTTAGGTTGGATTGGAAGATGTCAAGATCGACTCATCTATAATTACTATGATGATACACATATTCCATGTCCCGGCAATAAGTGGCATTATGGCATAGGAGAGATTGCCTTTCCTGTTCCCGATAGCTGGCACGGAGCGCTGAGATGATCGCCTACACTCACCCGGAGACACTTGCACTCGTCAATCTGCTCGACATGCTTGCTAACGGCCAGGGTGCTTAGTCGAATGAGTGTTTTGCTTGACATACCAAGCGGGCAAGAGTTAGAATCTTTACGCCCGGTGTACCTGCTGGATAATGGCCAGTTATGCACCAGCGGCCCTTTGGGAAAGGCCGTCATCGCCCGAATAACCAATGGTCTGGTGCTCTTCTGGGATAGAAAAGCGCGCCAAGAATATGTGGGAGGGGTGGCAGAAGTCAAAAATGGGCTCCTTACAATCACAATAAGACTTGCCCTATCCAGGACAGGAGACTAAATGCGCAAATCTGAGGTGGAGCGGTTTTTCAGGAGGACATAGGATGAACTGCGGGGTCTATAGAATTCTATGCTCTGTGAATGGAAAGAGCTACATTGGAAGCTCAGTCGGAATAGTGCGGCGCTTTAGAACTCACCGAAATGAGTTGAGACGGGGCACTCATGCGAATCCTCATCTTCAAAGAGTCTGGAACAAGTATGGCGAGTCAGCCTTTGAGTTCCAGGTTCTGGAGATGTGCGATGAATCTGTCCTTCGCCAGCGTGAGAAAGAGATCATAGATAGGGTCAGGCCTGAATTCAACTGTCAGGGCATCGATCCAAACCGGAGTCTGGCTAGTCTAAGCCGAGAGACTCGAGAGAAACTATCGGCTGCCCAAATTGGGAATAAGAATGGTGTGGGCCACAAGAATCATCTTGGTCATACTCATTCTCCAGAGATTAGGGCCAAGATTTCACTTGCCCTCCAAGGAAAGCCTAGGCGCCCTTGTTCTCCCGAGACTCGCGAGAAGTTGCGGATTGCTCAACTTGGGAAACGTGCTTCTGAACAGGCCAGGGCAAAGATGCGGGCTGCTCATGCTCGTGTCAAGCGACATTATTCCGATGAAGCTCGGGCCAAGATTTCCAAAACCCATCTTGGAAAGCCTGGACATCCCTGCTCCAATGAGACTCGGGAAAAACTATCAAGGACACTGTTGGGAAGGTCCGGGCACCCATGCTCCCCGGAGACGCGCGCAAAAATCTCTCGCGCCAATAGGGAGAGGCGCAGAAAATGAGTTACGAGCCGGGATCTGACGAATGTTCTCCGGGTAGGACGCGCCGCCTCGCATTTCCTACGGACTGCCACGGTGTGTTCGCCGACCCATACGCCTGGGAGCTTGCACTGGAGGTCATTCACGGCTTCCAGCCCGACACGATTATCTGGGGCTCGGACGCGATGGACTTCGGGACAATCAGCAAGCACTCGAAACATATGCGTCTGCCCAGCATCCAGGAGGAACTCGACGACGAGCAGAAGCGTCGGGCTGAACTGAAGGCAGCGGCGGCAGGCGCGACGTTGTGGTGGCTGCAGGACAACCATACTACGTCGCGCTATTACAAATACCTGTGGGCAAAGGCGCCAGAGCTGGCCGAGGTGAAGAAGCTGGCGTTCGAGGAGATCATCGACTTCCCAGCCCACCGGGTCATCTCAGAGTACCACGCAGGTAAGACGCTTCGAGTTATTCACGGCGCGACGGTGCGGAAGTGGCCAGGCTGGAGTGTGCTGGATGAAATCCAGCAGCCGGACAACCGTCGTGGCCGGATGGTCCATTCCGTGATATGCGGGCACGTTCATCGCTTTGCTCACGTGGCCCTGGCCGACGGGGTAGAGGGTCTGGAGTGCGGCTGCTTGATGAATCTCTGTCCGAATTACATGCGCGACGCGCGCAGACGGACGGATTGGTGCCATGGTATGGGCCTGGCATTGTTCGGGGAGGACTGGAGTGAGATTATCCCGGTTCGATTCTTTGTCAAAGGCGATTACCTTACGTGCAGAGTCATGGGACAGCGCCATCAGGTCCGCCTGGGCAAGGACTATTCAGGCCTGTAGACGCGCGGCAGTCATTATGCTGGATGAGATCATCCGGGCGCTTTCCAGGCTGCGTAACCGGCTGGCGAGCAACCAGATCGCATTCGCGGACGACCGATATGCACGCCCGATGGACGCGGATGGGAGAGGGTAATCTATGACACCAGACGTCAGAACATTAAGTCATGAGCAATAATACTACTATTGATCCAGTAGGTCGGATCCAGCAAGCTATGCGCTCTATCCTGGGCACGACTCAGCCCTGGGAGCCAACGCCGGAGCAATACGGCGAGTGGACGACGCGCAATATAGATCTCGATGCCTGGTGGCAATGGTTGAGCGGGGAGGCGCTGGATGTGCTCAACCGCAATGGCAAGCTCTCGAAGGATAACTCATATCCTCTGATGTACCCCTTGAAGATCAACCCGATCAAGCCAGCAGCCATGCTCCACAACTACGCGCTGTGGGGAGAGGTGCCTGACACCTCCGACCCAATGGTCAAGACAGTGCTGGAGAAGAAAGAGGGGCTGAATACCGATCTCGTCGATAAGACACTTGCCCAGGTCTTCTACGAGAACCATATGCGCGATCTGGACATGGACATGGGTCTGCAATCCCAGTTTCTGGGTGGAGTGGTCTACAAAGTCACCTGGGACCCGGATGACGGAGATCTGCCTCTGGGCGTGCGTATCGAGTACATCGACGTGCGCGAGTTCTGGTGCGAGTGGTCCGGCAGCAACCACTGGTCGCTGACCAAGGCCTGGATCAAGCGCGACATCAGCGCCGAGGAAGCCAAAACATATGGCGTCGACATTGGCAAGGGGACGGGGATCTATCTTGAGAGCTGGACCCGCTCCGAGCGTCATATCACCATCAACGGCAAGGATGCACTTCATCCGAAGACCCAACGGCCCCTGAGCGAGCCGCACGATCTCGGTTTTGTGCCGTTCATTTACATCTGGGGCATTTCACTCGTTCCAGACATGATTGGGCTGGCCGAGGAACTCAATTCCCGAAAAGCCGACCAGGGAGATGCGCTGCGCAAGGGCGTGCACCGCAAGCCCTGGGGCAGAAACATTCCAAACGGCCATCCCACGATCGAGACGCTATCGGACGGGCAGGAGTGGATCAACGCTGGAAAGAGTATCGGCCAGCAGCCCGAACCCCAGATGGATACGCTCGACGCGCCGGACATCCCGGAGTCCTCGCAGAAGTTTACCGAGAATCTGCTGGACCTTCTGCGCATTGCGGGCTTCACGCCCTCTATCGCATATGGCGAGGAGGAGGGCAGCCAGCGCTCAGGCCAGACACTCTACAGCCGTATGTGGCCGACCCTGGCTCACGTCAGGCACGAGCGCGGCTGGTGGACAGAGGGCAAGAACCAGCTGGCCGAGTACGTTCTGCGCATTCTGGCTGCCCGGAAGATGGGCGATATTGTGCAAGCACATCTCGGGCAGCGCAAACGCCAAATCTGGTCGCCCATGGTGCCGGTTGATCGGGCGGCTCTGGTTGACGAGTTGGTCCAGCGCATGTCGTCGGATATGACGTGGCCGGAGCACGCCCTGGGGCTGCTGGGAGATGTAGTCGACATCCCGGCTGCAGTAGAGGCTATCAAGGCCTGGAAGAAATTCGAGGCCGAGATGGAAGCGGCGGCTCAACCGGCCTTCCCGAACGCCGGCGTTCAGCCTAAACCAAAGGGGCAAGGAGAGCAGACCTAATGGCTTACAGTCTGGACCTCGTGACGAGATTCACAGTAAAAAGCGGTTCTGTACCAGTCATGTACAACACGAACGATATTGCCGACGAAGCTCATGACGAAGCTCAGATGCAGTACATGGAAGTTGCCAACGGCGCCACCGATCTGGCGGTTCCTCTAGGCGGGTTGACTACCGTAGAGGCGCTTTCGATTGTTTCCGACCAGTCCGTGTCGTTCAAGATCAATGGCGGTTCTGTCGGTATCCCGTGCAAATCGCTGACTATTACTGGAGCGGCGATCACTGCTATGACTATCTCGAATGCCTCCGGCCAGATAGCCAACTTGAAGATGGCTATGGTTGGGACGTAAGGAGAATCAATGGCTGCAACAGTAACTGCCACAGACCGACAGAAGACCAAGGAGCGCACGGGAGATTCTAGTTTCCCGATGCAGACCGGCCAGCAGGTCAACTCGGCTATCAAGCTGCGGCACAATGGCAAGAGCAAGACGGCCAGCGAGGTACTATCCCAGTGCTCGGCAGCCGTATCCCGGCTGCTGAAGGCTGGCAAGATTTCGCCCGGCACTGCCCGGCGGCTGCGAACTAAAATCCAGCAGGCGCACGCAGTTGACCGCGGAGCGACAAAGTAGGAGCAACCATGACTACAAGCCATAAGAAAATCTCATTAGCACCATCACCACGGTTTCCTAAAGCCTATCGTTCTGCCATAGCTGCCGCCGACGTGGTGGCCATTCCCGGCGCCGTCACCTGCACCAAACAGGCAGGCGGCTCGGCCACTGCCGGGGTGTATTACACCTCTGTCGTCGCTGGAAACGCCCATGGTCGCACGACGGGCAAAGCCGGTGACGTGACTATTACTACTGAAACGACGAACCTGACCATTCGGGCGGCATTTGCTGCTGTCACTGGCGCAACGTTTTACGACATCTACTGCTCGCGCAGCGCATCCGCTGCTGCCGCGCTGTGGGTGGGCCGTATCACCGAGGCGCAGCGGGCAGCGGGATGTGTCATCACGGCTGTGGGTGTTGTAGGCGCGGGAGGTGTAGCTGGCGCGGTCGATATTCAAGTTGAGGGCACAGGGCTGCAATCCGGCACAACGGCTGCAGAGAACACGGCGTATGTGCTACCGACAGGGGTGGACTGTAGTGGGGCTGATTACGTCGATTTCGATCTGGCCTTTGCCCGAACCGGCGACACAGCGGCGCTATCCGCCACCATCATCCCGTTTTTCTACAACGCCCGTGACCTGACCTACTATCTCGGCGACCCGAAGACGCTGTTCTTTGGCGGGGTGAGCGGCGCGTTGCAGTCACTCAAGCAGCGCATTCGGGTCGAGATACGCGGCAACAGCGCAGCGGGTCTCATCGTCGCCAAGATTGCTGGCACGGGTGCGTCACTGAGCATTGATGTAACGCTGAGTTGACCGAGATGATGCCATGAAAGACATTCTGGTTTATCGCGCTCTCAATAGTTGGTACGCATTGGTAAATCTGGACAATTCAAACAAGATTGACGAGATCAAACTGCGGAGCTCTACCAAGCCGATGATCGCCGACTGGCAAACGCTGACCGATCGTATCCTGGTCGAGCGCAGCACAGCAATCGCCGAGGAAAAGTAAATGGCAATACGAACATCAATCGGCACCGGTCCGTGGTCGGCGCCGGGCACGTGGGATACCGGCGTCCCGCTCAACGGCGATTCTGCCGTCATCGCGCTCGGTCACGTCGTCACGTTCGACGTTGACCAGAGTGGGTTTGCATCGGGTCTCGTTGGGCTGACCATCACCGGCGAACTCACAGCCTCTACGAGCGCAGGCGCGTACTATCTCAAGATGGCGGCGCACATCACCGGCACGGGCAAACTGAGCGCCGGAAGTTCTGGCACGCCCTATCCTTCAACCTGCACTTTTACAATTCTCCTCAACGGCGCGTTTGCTCTCGGCAACAACACGGCGCTGGACGTGCAGTTGTTCTGCACTCAGCCTGTAGTGAATTACGTAAAACTGTCCGGGGTCGAGGCTGCCGGGCAAACGGCGCTCTCGGTCGATACCGATGTGACGGCCTCGCCGGGTTGGGCCGCCAATGCCGTCGTGCGCATCGACGACATCAACCAGACGGTGGACAGCGAAGAGCGCACGATCCAGTCGCTGACGGCGACCGAGATCACGATCACGGCTGGACTAACAGCGCAAAAAGAGACCGGCGCTTACGTTCATCTCATCTCCCGCAATATCAAGGTCATCGGTGTCGGAACGGGCAATGGCGTGTACAGCAGCAAGGTTGGCTGTACCCTGCGCTGCGAAATCCGAACGCACGTCTACGGCGTCATCTACGGCAGCGGGCACACGATCAGCGGCACGGTCAGCGGCTGCTCCAACGGCGTCATCTACGGCAGCGGGCACACGATCAGCGGCACGGTCAGCGGCTGCACCTACGGCGCCATCTACGGCAGCGGGCACACGATCAGCGGCACGGTCAGCGGCTGCACCTACGGCGTCAACTCCGGCAGCGGGCACACGTTTCTTGCGCCGACATTTCAATCCAACACGCAGGATTTGTACGCGGTCGTTGATGCTCGCGGCTGGAATACGCTGTTCGGATCGGCGGTAGAGTTTGCGAGTTACAACACCAATGAACGACCGGCAGCGGCTTACGTCGAGAGTCTCGACCACGACCGGGTGGCGAACGCATTCAAGGCCTGGTGCAGAGGCGGCATCGTGACGAGCGTGGCAACGCCAGTATATGGCACGCGCAGCGTGTCGTACCAGCACGCCTGCGAGAGCGCGAGTTATCCGGTGTTTATGCAACGCGCCGTGATGATTGAGCCGAACGGCTGGTTATTCGTGCGCGCCTGGCTGCGCAAAAATGCCAGCATGAGCGCCTATCTGCCGCGAATCTGGATTGTCGATCCATTTGCAAATCCATTGCATGATATTGCCAACCCTCCGCTGGCAGAGGCCACGATGACCAATGTAAATGACACGTGGGAGGAGCTGCGCGTGCAGTGGCAAAATACTGGTTCAACTCCGAAGCCAGTCCTGGTCATGTCTCTGGCTAAGGCGGCCAGCGGCATTCTGTACGCTGATTTCGAGGCGGCTCTTTTCACGGGCAAGGACGATTTCGTGCTGGCCGATCCCTATGCCATTCGGGCAGTTGCAGCGGGGGCGAAAGAGACGTATGAGCGTTATTACAGGCTGTAATAGCGCGAGCAAGGGCAGCGCGATGGAAAATCATGACCCACTACTCAACCTCCCACCCATCGAAGATGACGATCAGACCTCCGATCGTGAGCTGCTGGTCAATACCTACCGGGCAGTGCGGGAACTGGTCTCCCAGATGTACGGGCTGAAGAAAGTAGTCTTCGGCAACGGCGATATTGGACTGACGGAGCGGGTAAGAGGCCTTGAGCGCACGGTCGGCCTATTGGTCAAGATTGGGATTGGCGTAGCGGGAATCCTGGTCACGGGTATCCTGCTGCCGCTGTTTTTATCGGCCATCTACTTGCTGATACAAGTAATCGCCTACGTTTGGCCTTTGCTGGAGAAATAAAATGCCGCTCTACGATCATAAATGCCTAGATTGTTCACACGAGTTTGAAATATCTTATCCTGCCAGCGAAATTGGCAAGATCAAGGTGAAATGTGAAAAGTGTGGTGGAAAGACCATGAAGATCATTGGTGGGTGTCCCCATGTATGTCTGAATTGGAAACTGCCCAGCTCGCGCGATGATGGACATCTAAGAAATACCATTCATTCGGCGAGGCGCAATAAACCAAGCCCGCTGGATCAGAATTCGGGAAGATAGGAGAAGCCAAAATGTTGCTTCGTAAAGAGGAACTGATCGAGAAGAAACTGGACGTGTATCTGGATGGCGCACTCATCACTGGCGTCGAGGAGTGCGACCCGTCTCAGGGCTGGGTACGCACGCGCGTGAGCCGGAAGCCAAACAGCGGTTTGGTGGCTAACCTGTGCGTCAAGCGGCGCGGGAAGGTGGAGTTGAGGGCCAAGCCCCCCAAACCACCCGTGGAAATTGGCGTCGTCAAGCCAAAGGCTGTCCCTGTTTCCCCCGTTTCGAGGAAGCCAAAGGAATCTGAGAATGAGCACAAACCAACCGATGGAGTCTAGGCCCCACATCCTGTCTGACGTCAACATCGAGTTGATCAACTCATAGTTTTGGAGAACCACGACAATGGCCTTAATTATCGATCCCGACAATCTTAGCCAAGGCGGAACTACAACCGTCACAGATGCTGTGTGGGGCACGCCCACTGGCAACCAGGTGGCAATTACGAGTGCCGGGGCGGGGTTGCCTGCGATTACCGCGGCTGACTTCATCGAGGTGCGCGACCACAGCAACCCAGCCAACAACGGGCTCTACGTCGAGACCGGAGGCTCGCCAACCACGTCAAGCATCACGGTTACGAAGATGACCGGTACGCTGCCGCCCGTATCGGCCGGCTCGGAGTCGGTGACGATCCTGGGAACGAGAGGGTCAACGAATGCGGATCGAGACTGCGTGGGAAACTCGGGGTCCACGTATGATCTCGAAGGGACATTGCCCAGCCTGGCGGTAGGCGACATCATCCTGATCTCCGGGTTCGCGCAGGGCGACAATAACGGCCTCTTCCGCGTGACGGTCGTTAACACCGTCTCAGCCGACTACACGGTGACGAAGGTGAACGGGACGGCGGTCGGCACGACTGAGACAAACCAAACCGTCACGGTCAAGGAGCAGAACAAGAACGTCCACTTTGACACGGCGGCCAAAGCAATCTACTTGCTTGAGAGGGCGGCGCTCTCGACCGATGGCGTGACCATGCTCGCTTTCCATTCCTTCGCTAAGGAAGAGTGGAAGTCGGACGCCTTCTTGATCGCAGCGGGCGCTTTCCCCATGATCGGCATCTCGTTCGCGGCCGGTCAGTGGCAGTTCGGCGTCGACCCTTCTGGCAACAACAACGGCTGGAAGCCTGCTGAGAACATCACGTCCCCCGTGACGGTCAAGACGCGCCGACTGTTCCGAAACGCTGGGTGGGACGAGATCAACGCCAGCGGCAACACGCTGCGCAAGTATTTCAACGTGAGCACCCTCGGTTCGTTCGAGGATTCGGTGAACGACAAGGCGTACTACCGCTTCGGCACGGACGCGACCGACCTTGCTGCTGCCGTGGACTACGAGTTCGCGGGGCCGGTCAACGAGCCGGTGTTGTTCTTCCGCGAGTTCGGCAATCCTCCAACGTGTTCATTCCCCACGACCAGCACTATTACCCGTGCGTCCGGGTCGTTTGTGGATGATGGTTACAAGGTTGGGGGGCGCGTGACAGTTCGCGCATCGGCTACGGGTGACCACAATGGCACATTTGTCCTGACTGGGGTGGTGGCGCTCACGCTGACCGTCACGGGCACGCCTTTCACGGCCAGCGGCGCCGACACCTTGGCGCAACTCGCCGTGGACAACGCGAACACCTTCACGACGTTCATCCGCGTGAGGGATGCGGACCCCAACGGCAAGACGTTCCAGCAGGCCAACCTGGCGAGCGGCGGTGAGACGGCGATCAGCTCTAAAGTCGTTAAGTTCCCGCTCGCCAACGCGACCGACCTCGACATCGACGAGACGGACGCCAACATCGCGGCTAACTCGCCCTATACCGAGATTCGCACGCGCTACCTGCCGGCGGCCTATAACCGCGACGTGGACAGCGCGACAGATCGCAACTTCGGGATCATCGTGGATGTGGGAACGCATTCACGGGAGAACGGCGTCAGCAACGGGACGACCCTGTTCACGTCCGCCGCGCTCTCGCTCGGGGCTGGCGAGGATCTGACCGATTACACCGGCGGGACGCTCCTCATCCGCGAGGGCACGGACCAAGG